TCTCTTGATTTAGATAATCTTGTTTATTTTTATTCCACTGTGCCATTAATCAATCCATTCTAATTTTGATGGGTGGTATCTTTTTGCATTTTTAATATTGAAGTTTTTTTCTTCTGCTGGATAAATGTTATGCACTATTGCTCCAGGATATTCTTTCTGAAGTTGCTCACCAAGTTCTTGTTTAGATGGAACGCCAAAATTTGTAACTAGTTCTAATCTATAAAGATTTCCTTGCCACATTATATCTGCAGTATAACTTTCTCCAACTTGCTGTGGCGACTCTGGTTGGGAATTTATGTACAAGTTTCCAGTAAAGTCACCAGCAATATTAACAGATTCTGAAATAAACTGTTTGAATGACTTCATTCCTCTTCTGCGTCAAATAGTGAAGCTGCCACTACTGGTCTATATTGATCAATTCTTTCTGATGATTTCTGATAAAGAATGTCTTTGATTTTGTCGCTGATCTGAGAAGGTGATTCATCAGAAGCAATCATATCCATTAGGTCGTCCATAAGATTAATATTGTGTATTTTTACTATTTAGATTTAAATTTCCCCACCTTTTGGTGGTTCTACTCCTTTCTCACTAACTTGGGGCTCTATGGGAACTTTTCCCATATCTCCCTCTATATTATTTCCCATATCTAGTGGCATTCCAGTATTTGGATCTACTGGAATGCTTGGATCTGGTATGATACCAGATTTTATTTCTTTTTTGATTAATTCATCTTGCTCTACTATTTCTTGGTCGGTTTGTCTGAGTATATTTCTCCTCACATAATCTTGTGAATAATACTTACCAATATAAGGCTCTGCCATTGAAAGCATATTGAGTCTATCAGTCATCAGTTCGGAATCTTTTAACTCAGCAAAATGATTATCATAAAGGAAATCATACTGAATATGCTCATTCATCTGTTCCCAGTCTTCTGGGGTAATAATATTTTTTAAGATAAGTTGGGTCTTAAGCATATCACTAAACATATTGGAGAATCTCTTTCTGAGTCTTCCTACAAACTTACTGAATTTTAGTTCATCCCGAAGAATTTCCGACGATCTGCCTAGGTTAAAGCCACCTTCTCCATCTATTCTTGATGATGGAACATTTAGTGCTTTGTAGAGTTTACTTTGGAAATAATTAATATCGGTAATTTCTCCTAGATTTTGTCCACCAGGAAGAGTATCAATTTCTGTTCCTCTGCCACCTTCGCGGCGAGGAAGCCAGAAATCTTCTAACATACTCATGAATTTTTTATCATCTCTAATTTCACCTGTTGAGTTGCAGGTATAAATTCCGGCACTAAGAGCAAATGTATGATAATTGTGATATAACTCCTCTTTGTCTATTGTAAGAGTGCCAACATCCATAGTTTCTTCTAGAAACTCTATGTCTTTAATTTTGTGGTTTTTGTGTGCTACTGAGGTTTTATATTCTTTTGTTTTATATTGTGATATATTTGATCTAATTACATTTTCTGGAGTATTATCATAAAGATTGCCACTTTTATGGAACTTTAATTTTTGGGTGCTTGTGTTTGTTATTCCTTGTTCTTCTTTCCAGTCAGATACCAAATCGTGAATAAATCTCCATTCTTTTGATTCATTCTCAAATATCTGATTATTTTTATGATAGAAAGGAATCATAGAATCTCCAATTTGTAGATCCTTGGCCTCTACTGTTCCTTTATTCCAAACTGGGAACTTATGATCTAAAGTGCAAGTGATAGTTTCATCGTTATCTAGAGTTAGTTTTACTACTTTTTCATTTTTTCTAGTAACACCAGCCCAACTTATGATTCCCGGAGCAAACTTTCCTGTGTTTGGATCGCAAGAATAAGTCCATAATCTTTCTCCTTTATTGAACTCTTCTGTGATTTCAGAAAGAGTGAGAGTTCTACCGTCAAGTAATGGTACTTTTGTGTCCATTGATAGGCAAGCATCATAAACCAACTTATTACGATAACGCATCATAACATCGCGGAGATATTGTTCCGCTTTTACTTTTGGTAGATTGCCAACATCAATGTAGAAAATTCTGCGTTCTGGTGCCCTAGAGTTGTGGACTACAATTCCATTAGCAACAAAGTTGTGCTTTTCGTGTTCAACTTCTATATCATAAACTTCTTCTTCCGAATGATATTCAACTGACATAATTTTCTCAAACTTTGGAAGCTCATATTCACTGAGGTATAGTTCATAACATTCTGTAGTTGGCATCATTCTTGGTTCTTTTTCTTCGCCAACAATTCTCATTCCACCCTCTCTTACTCTATGTCGAATGTGACCAGAGCAGAGACCAATAGAAGTCCAAAGCTCTTTGATGTCCTCAATTAGCTTTTTATTACACAAAGAAATTTCACATGAGAATCCACTAACTAGATCACGATAATGGCCATCTGCATCCAATAGACCAAGAACCATTTGTCTCTTAATTTCATCGGATGCATTAAATGTCCAATTGGGAATTCTCTTATTTTTTGCGCCTGGAATGTACCCAAGGCTGACTAAAAGTTCCGAAGCAAGAGTGTTGTTTGTAGTGTAATTTGTGTACTTTCTAGTTTTTGAATCGTACCTGTTGCAGTTGCCAAAGTAAGTTTGCATGAGATTTGCATAATATAAATTCTGTTCTTCGTCTTCTCCTTCGGCAAATACAACTCTGTTTTTACCAACGGAACCATCTCCCAATAAAAATCCAAATAGTCGAGCAAATTCTGGGGTGACAAATTCTGGGAGATTCAATTCATTGTTGCAGAAACCATAATATTTTTCTTCATATTCTAGATTTTCTAATTCTGGTAATTCAGTTTTTAGAGTTTCTAGTACTGATGCCTCAATGAATTGACTACCATACAAGAAATTTCTAATTCTTGTGGCCTTTATATCTGTTTTTTCCGACAGTGTTTCGATGAATTTTTCTTTTCCTTCTAGTTTAAAAGAAGGCCAAAAATTCTTGTCTTTGATGCAGTACGCTCTTTCCCTAACATCGGAGAACAGAACAATATCATTAGTTGGCTCTGGCTTAATGTAAGTCAGGGAATGTTTTTTTGGCTCTAGATCTTTGATCGGAATGTACTTTACTTCTTTTGTTGTTGAATCATAGACAAGAACAGGGTGAGTATCTGTTCCAGTAATGTTATGGTGCTTTGATTTGACTGTATATGTTTTTTTAGTTCCGGTCATCCATTTGTTGGTGACCTGAGTTTTTACTAGAGTATCAACCCTATTGTCATACGCATAAACTGCGTCACCGACATTAAGTTCTTTGATGTAAGAATAGCCAGTATCAGTCTTTACTCGTGTGTCTCCAATTAGACACAAGCGATAGATAACCAAAGAATCCTCAATCATCCGTAATTGATTGAGAGCCTTGATGGCCTTATTGAGATAAGACAGTGTAGTGCCTTTATTGCGATCAACCAAACCAGAAGTACAATAGGTAATGGCATCTTTTGCTATTTTTACTCCTCGATCAGGAGAAGCTGTGCCCATATTGGCAACGCCACCACCAACTGGATAAGAACTCTTAGGATCATAAATGAAGTATTCCTCAATTTCCGGAAACTTAAAGTTCATTGGATTCTGATCGCCAATCAACCCATTAGTTGTTCTTGGTGCGTTTTGATCCTTTTTTCCTTTCTTTTCCTGTCTCACATAACGCATTTTCATAGAGTCAATATACCTTAACTCTTGAATTCCATCATGAGGATTTTTTAGATCAATTACCTTGTGATAGTATAGTCTTCCATCGATGTACCAATTTCTATAGATTTCATGTGCTTTTTTGTCAAAATCTAATAGTTCAAGAATATACTTAAATTCTTCTCTTATTTTCTTCTTCAGTCCATCACTAGCATTAAGATTTGATAGCTCAATTTGAACTGGGGAGTCATTGGTGTCCGAGACAATAGCCTCATTAACAATATCTTCAATAGCACTGTCCACTTCTGGATGAAGTGACATTTCTCTATATCTTTTGATGAGATCAAATTCTGTTCTGTAAACACCTTCAATATCAACATAAGATCCAAAAAATCCACTAGTCAAATAATGATCAACCCCATCCTCATTGTTTTGAGGAATGGGGGATAATGCTGAAGGTGATTTTTTATTTGAATCGTCAATAGAAAACCCAAAAAGTCTAGCCATAATTTATTTGTTAACTTTATGATCTATTTATTACTTCACCATGGCATTAGCTTGGTCATTTGCACTACCATTATCTTGGGAAGATCCTGCAGACCAGTACTGAACTTGGAATTCTACTGTATATTCTTCTATGGTATCAGCACTATCATAAGACAAATCAATTGGTCCAATATTAGTTGGAAATATATAGTGGAACATGTAAGTTCTCAATGGGGTAATATTGGAACCATTGATGATGTCACTATTATTCTCTGAGAAACGACCATTATTGGCACCTCTTCCAAGTTGATGGACGAGAGCATTTGTCATATACGAATCTGGACTGGTTGCGCCAGTATTATTTTCTAGTTTACTTATTGTATTCATCCACAATTCAAATGCAGTTCTCAGTTTGAAGTCCTCATCATTGATAATAGTTACTGTCCAAGGATCAATAGTTCTATCTCCAGCAACTTTTAAAATACGACCTCTAAATGGAACATCAATCGGATTGATATTAGAAGCTGGGAGATTAGCAGCCTTACATAGGAATTTAAAAGTTTCTGCTTCTTGGCCAGCACCAGTTCCCCATAGATTCTGAATTCCATCTGGGAAACTTGGAATTTCAACTTCAAATAGATTGGGTCTTGCGCCACCACCAGCTAGTCTTTCTTTAAATCCAGTAATTGTTCTGAGTGTAGACATTGTTTAAGTCCTCCTTTTGTTGTTTTATGTTATGATCAAACTCTACCAGCTACTTCTTCGAAAGAAATGCCAGTTCTGGTAGCAACAAAGGTGAGAGTGACATAATTAATTGATCTAGTTGGCTTCAAGAAAATGTCAGCTCTGAATTCATTATTATCAATTACATCTGGAGTATTATTTGTACTATCACAAACAACTAAAAAGTCATAAACTCCATTCTTTGCTTGTACATCTCTCAGATATGGTTCAACGATATTAACAAAGTTTGCTCTAGTTGTTTGATTATTGAGTTCGAATAATTGAGCTTCGGCAGATCTCTTGAGTGCTTGTTCTACAGTTAGGAACAATCTACGAACATTAATTCTGTCAAAAGCTGAAGCATAAGAAAGAGCGGTCTTATCACCAAAGAGAAGTATTCCAGTTCCTGGTTGATTGATGACTGGGTTTACTCTAGCTTTATAAAGTAGATCTCTTTGTGCCTTGTTTGGATTGTAGGCTAGTTTGATGGCATTGTTTAGT